GCTTACAACTCTGTCACTTCATTTTCGTCAGCACTGGCAGGCGCTGATGAGCGAATAATGCCAAACTTCAAGTCTTTCGGTCAAGCACTTTATGCGCTGGCACTTACGCGGCCAGCTTACGCCCGGCACTGTGGAGCCTACCGGGTCAGAAAAACGAAGGCCAAGCCTGCGACCATTCCCGCAGCCACGATGATGAAGCAGGCGGATGCGCTTGGGGTGCGGCGCGTTTGAGTTGGAATCTTCGTGATCATCAATATGCCTCGGCTTCTTCGCGGGTCATGAAGAAGTGAATGCCATGCGAGCATTCCACTTGGCGGTCTTCATCAAACGAATCCGGCAAGATTGTGCAACCAGTTTCGTACTTTGTTTTTCCCGTGTGCTTGTCGAAAGCCACGCCAATGAATTGCGTTCCATCGGCGTTGAACATTTCATGCACGACCACGGCAGATGCACGACATTTACGAGAGCCATAGGAATTGAAGCGTTTCGCATCATGGACGATGACAAGTCGCGCAATCACATCGCCGCGCAATTTTTTCCAGCCGACAAAAGCGCCTTCTTGCGGCGTGATTTGAGTGCGTGCCAGAACCAAAGTGCCATTCTTGATTTCCTTCAGGTTGGCACCGGACAGGTTGGCACCGGACAGGTTGGCACCGGACAGGTCGGCACCGTACAGGTTGGCACCGGACAGGTTGGCACCGGACAGGTTGGCACCGGACAGGTAGGCACCGTACAGGTTGGCACCGGACAGGTTGGCACCGGACAGGTCGGCACCGTACAGGTTGGCACCGGACAGGTCGGCACCGTACAGGTTGGCACCGGACAGGTTGGCACGGGACAGGTTGGCACGGGCCGCAATCGCCGCGATCAGCGTGATTGCAATCGTGTTTTTCACGGCCTCATGCGAAAAGATGACGGAGCCATCAAAGCGATTTTTGATCTCGATCTTCAAGTTTATTCCCCTAGATTCAGTTGAAATTCTTCTGCGCCTGGCGCTTCAAATAAGCCGCCACCGCCTCACGAATGCGGCGCTGCTTCCATTCGTATTCGGCGCGGTCGGCGGATTGTTGGTCTTGCTGGTTCAATTGGTTCTCCCTGTGATGTGCGGCGCGGTGCGCTGCGATGTAAGAATCATGCCACGGCATAATTTTAAAATCAAGAACAATTTTCTATGGCGTTTGTGTTTTATTCGTGATACGCTTATCTCACTTTCAAACGGAGGAATGATGCCTAAACAAACCAACAATGTTCACCCACTGTTCGATGCGATCCTGAAGGAATCAGGATTCAAGAACGATGCGGAAATGGCGCGAGCGCTTGACCTGTCCCGCCCAAATCTGTGCCGCATGCGTTCAAAGCGTATGGAAGTTGGCCCGACGACGATCATCCGCATCATGGAGGCCATCGGCATGACGTTGCCGCGTATCCGCATGTTGATCAAAGAAGCTGGGCCGGTGCAAAAATGAACTTCCAAAAACGAACGATCTACCTGAAAGGCGAACAGCAACGTGAAACCTTGCTGGCGCTGGTCCGCAACCTGCCGGTGGACGACAAGAACCCGCTGCAAGTGACGATCCAGGAAGAGACGAAGCAGCGCGGCTTGAATGCCAACGCCTACTACTGGGTCATGCTAGGCCAGGCGGCAGAGCAAGCATGGCTTGAGAAGCGCCGGTATGACGCCGATGTGTGGCACGTGTACTGTGGCCGCAACGTCATGGCCGACATGATCACGCTGAAAGACGGCACCGTGTGCAGCAAGTGGATCGAGTTGCCTGATGGCTCAACCACCATCGTTTCGACCACGCAGCTCGAGCGCAAGTGCTTTGCCGAATACGTTACTACCTGCGAGGCTTTTTTTGCCAACCTGGGCGTTACTTTCCGCGCCAACCCAAACGAAAGGAACCAATAATGGAATTCATCACGCAGAAAGAAGCCTTAGCGCAGCAGTCCGACATTCCGCGCACGCTGGTATCCATCAGCGAAGACCCGCGCGCCGCCGAGCTGGTTGCCCTGTTCAACAAAGCCGACGAGCGCGGCAAGCACTGCATGATCTCTATGGCTCGCTGCATGCCTTGCATGAGGGGTGGCTGATGCTGGCGAGGAAAGCACCGATGAAGCGAACCGGATTCGGCGCCGTGCGCGCAACGGGCAAGCCGCGGGCGAAGCGCATGAAGTCGGCCGGACCGAAGATGACGCCGATTCGCAAAGCCGCGCAGGGCGAAGACTGCACGATCCAGATCCCGGGCGTCTGCAACTGCGATCCGGCTACGACGGTGCTTTGCCACAGCAACCGCCTGGCAGATGGCAAGGGCATGGGCCTGAAGGCGCCGGATACCGCTGCTGCGTTTGGCTGCAGTTCATGCCATGACGTGCTGGACGGCCGGCGCGCGCGGCCAGACTGGCTGTCGCTGGACATGCTGCTGGCGGCGTTCGATGCGGCCGTGGTGCGCACTCACGAAATCTTGAAGAAGAAAGGCTTGATGTGACCACCCTGACCTTACCCTACCCTGTCAGTGCAAACCGCTATTGGGCTACCCGCGTGGTGAAGCCGAAAGGCCGGCCGGCGATGGCAATCACCTACGTGACGCCCGAGGCGAACGAATACAAGGCGCGCGTGCAGGCCATCGCGCTGTCTGCCGGTATCGACAAGCCGCTGCTCGGGCGCGTGAAGTTGGATATCTGGCTGTTCCCGAACCGCCCGCAGGACTGGCAGACCAGGCAGCGTAAGCTTGGTGCCGAGTGGGACAACAACGTAATGTGCATCGACCTCGACAACGCAAACAAGGTGCTGCTCGACGCACTGAAAGACGTTGCCTTCGAAGACGACAAGCGCGTCTTCCAGCTGCTGGCCCAGCGCATGGAGCCGGACGAGCGCGGCGCCCGGGTCGTTGTCCGCATTTCCCCAATTGTCGCAACTCAACCACAAGGAGCCCTGCTGTGAACCACGACGAAGACGAAGACCTGTGCATGTTCGACCCTGGAAGCTGGCAGATTGCGCTGGCGTGCGCGCTGGTGGCTGTGCTGCTGGTGCTTGGGTTTGCTGCGCTGGATGCGATTATTGACTACTTGGCGAGGGCTTTGTGATGCTGCACTCATACGAAAACCGCACCTGGCGCACCGAGCGCCGCGCACGCTGGCCCCGCATCCTTGGCTGGGCCATCAACGCCGGCCTGTTCGCCCTGCTCATGCTGCTGACGTTCAACATGGAATTCCTGCTCAAACTTGCAAAGGAGTATCAATCATGATTTTCAAATACGGATGCGCATCACTCGCCATAAGCCTCGTATTCGGCTGCCTGAACATGCATCTACTGTTCAACGTGTTCGGTCTGCTCGGCATAGCTCTTATCACTGCTTCCGTGGTCCTGCTGATCGGCAAGTTCATGCCTTAACGCAAAAAGTTCTTGCGGGGATATGGAGATTCCGCAATAATTTCGGTGTCGGCGCGCAAGGCGCTGATACCAAAAGCACCTCACAAAAATCTTGGCAGACCGAGTGAGGATTACTGCAATAGTTGGGGCGTATGAGGCTAGGTGGACTGTGTCCCCCTGGCCAACTACAGGGTTCTGCCAAGAACCTAGCCTCATGCGCCTGGAAAGGAAGTAAATGAAATCCCTTCGCTTTATCGTGGTTGGCCCGATTGCTGGCCTGTTTCACGTCTGCTACGAAATCCCCGGCACCAAGACCTATGCGTCTTACGAAACCATGTCGAATCTTCGGCTTGCCCAGCAACGCGCCGATCAACTCAACGCTATTGAAGCCTCCGAACAGGAGACTAAATAATGGCCGGCGATTGGATTAAGATGCGTCTCGAACTGCAAACGCATCCGAAAGTTGTCCGCATTTTGTCCGCAATGCGTCCGCAAGATGTCCAAACTAAAACGGACAAGTTTCGCGTAATTGGTGGACTGCATGCTGTGTGGAGCGTTTTTGACACTCATTCAGAAGATGGCCAGTTGAACGGTTACACCCCCGAGACGCTCGATCATATTATCGGCTGGGAAGGCTTTGCAAAGGCCATGATTGATGTCGAATGGCTGTTCTTTGATGGTGCGCAAGTACTTGAATTGCCTGAGTTTTCTGAACATAACGGGGCATCAGGCAAACGCCGTGCGGAAGACCAGAAGCGCAAGCGAGACGGCCGTAAAAGTCCGCAAACTGTCCGCAGCAAAACCGGACAAAATGCGGACAAAATGCGGACAGAAAGTGGACTAGAGAAGAGAAGAGAAGATAATAATAAAGAGCCTTCGGCTCCAAAGTTTGACGCTCGCGCTGAATTGCTTGCTCGTGGTGTTTCCGAGCAGACGGCTAGCGATTGGTTAGAGATGCGGAAAAAGAAACGTGCGGTGGTCACCGATACTGTTCTCCGTATGCACATTTCCGAAGCAGACAAGGCGGCGCTTCCCCTTGAGCGTTGCTTGCGCATTTCCTGCAATCGTGGGTGGACAGGATTTGAAGCTGCGTGGCTTCGTCCTGAAGACAAAAATCAGCAGTCAACCACAATCCCGCGCCGCGAGGTGGTCCTATGATCGCGCCTGGTGCAGACGAAATCGTCAAAACGCGCCTGCGCGGCATGCGCCCGGCTGACGCGGTGGTGGTTTCCTTGGTGGGCGATTTTGATCTGGCCAACCCGCTGGTGACTCCCGAGGTGGGCAAGCAATACGACTGGCGCTGGGTCAAGGGGCTGAACATCGCCCTGATGATCGCATCGGCGGTGGATTGGAAGCGCACGGCGTTCGACATCAAGAGGGCTGAGCCTGAGTATCTGTGCGTTTGGGACATCTACGCGCACCGCGGCGCGCAAGTTGTCTGGCGCCCGTACCAGACGAAACCAGAACCATTCAGCGTTGAGCTGCGCGGCTGGCACTTCGGGCTTGACTATAGCCCGTTCCACGAAGAAGACAACAAGGTGTTTTTCCAATGAACGTTATCCCGGACACGATCGATTTCAGCGATTACATGGAGGAAACAGAGTCACATGAGGTCCATCCCGCCTCGCATTGGTTGACTGACACGATCAATGCATTTCATTCGGAAGAGCCTGAGTTGCGCTGCCCTACGATGCTCTGGCAAAAGACCATGGACAAGGTGCACTTCCGGCCAGGCGAGGTGAGTCTGTGGGCTGGAGTGAATGGCCACGGCAAGTCCATGTTTCTGTCTCAGGTGACGCTCGACCTCTGCAAGCAGGGCCAGCGTGTCATGGTGGCCTCGTTCGAAATGAAGCCAGTCCGCCAGATGCAGCGAATGAGCCGCCAGGCTTTCGGGGAAAGCAAGCCGAGTGTGCTGTTTTTGCAGCTAATGGCGAAATGGTCAGATGATCGGCTCTGGATTTATGACCACGTTGGAGCGGTCGAGTGGCGCAAAGTCATTGCAGTTATGCGCTATGCCAAGCGGCACTTCGGCATCCAGCATTTCGTAATCGACAGCCTCATGAAATGCGTCAAAGGTGAGGACGACTATAACGCGCAGAAAGACTTCGTCAACGAACTGTGCGCCTTCGCCAACGCAAACGACGTGCATGTTCATCTGGTGCACCACGTCCGCAAGGGGGAGAGCGAGCATAAGGCCCCTGGAAAGTTCGACATCAAGGGAGCCGGCGCGATCACCGACCAGGTCGATAACGTGTTCATCGTTTGGCGTGACAAGAAAGCAGAGGACGACGAAGCGGCCATGTTCAATGCGCAGCTTGTGTGCGAAAAGCAGCGCAATGGTGAATTTGAAGGGCGCTTTGGCTTCTGGTTTGAGCCATCGTCACAGCAGTATCTCGACACAAGAGCAGCAATACCAATGCGGTACGAATTGAAGTAACAACACAAGGAGAAAGAGAAATGAAGAAATACATCAAAGCAGCAAACCTTCCGCCAAGTTTCAGCTTGACCTCTCTTGCTGTGGTCTTCCTGCTGGCAGAGCGGTTCTCGGCGCCTGGCTGGGCCTATGGCGTCATTGGGACCGTCTATGCGCTGAATGCGATCTCTGTAGTCGTCCGGCTTGCGAAACACTCCGCAGTTGACATTTTCGAGGGCAAATAATGCAACCACTCATCACCTACATGCAGCAGCTGACAGCCGGCCAGGTGCTTAGCCTGCTGGCGCTGCTCACCATCGCAGGCGTGGCCCTGCTGGCTGGTGGATTCGCCCTCTGGCGCATCGTCGACAGCGCGCAGGAGCTTGTGGCCGACTTTGGCAGGACCAGGGCGAAGGAGCGCGACAATGGCTAAGCCCTTCAAGTACCGCGACCAGCGCAACCCGCTGATGGTCATCGCCGGCAAAACCAAGATCCAGCCAGAGGACGTTGACGCCATCGCGTTGCCGATCCTGATCGCACTGGACGCCGCCAAGCGCGGGAAGGCCCCGAATAGCCTCTCCAACACGCTTGCGCGCAACATGCTGGCCGCCGCCTACATCATGACCAAGAACGGCAACAAGGCCATGTACCAATCTGTGGCGGATGCATGGACCGCACTCAAATCGGCCTGCGAACGCCCGACGCAACTGCTCGACCTGACCACGAAGGAATACCAGGCCCTGCGCAAGGGCGTCAGCACCTACCTGCGCACCCTGCCGCACATCGAGGCCGCTATACTGGTGGGCGCCTACAAGCTGGCTGATGAAAGGATGGTGGCATGATGCTGAACGAGGTACGACGCAAGCCGGAGAAGCCGCGCATGGCTAAGTTGCCATCTGGCCGTTGGATCGTGATATGCGAGAAGCATTCCGGGGTGAGCTGGGACCCGACGATCGCTTACCAGAAATGGGAGAAGAAAAATGCGAACGACTCCAGCCAAGCCAGCGCCTAACCCAATGGGCGGCGAACACTTCACCATCACCGAGAAGCAAGCCAAGCAGCGCCAGGACGGAAGCTGGTACATGGAAACGGTAAAGGTGGAAAAGTCGGCTCTGGCGTGATAGAGTAGCAACGTGGTGAATGCGCAGGCTGATGCGCGGCGATAGTTGACAGGCTAGTCGCAACAATTTCGGCGGTCTATCTGAATGTTGCAAGCCGGAGATCAGCACCGGCCACCATAACGAATTCTCCCTGTCGCACCACGCCAACTTACCCCGCGCCTTGCGGGGATTTTTTTATCTAAATCACTACAACCACAAGTTAAAGCGTAGAATTTCGCCAACGAAATCTCATCAGTAGAGGGCGATATGCTAGGCTCATCCGCGCAACAGCGTGATCTGGAAACAGACACCACGATCGGCAAGATCCCTGGCACTGGTCGGGTAGCGCTGATCAGCTCTCGTCTGATCGCAACGGCATTCAGTGGGTTGGCGTCAGGGCAGGATGTGTGGCCAGGGCCAACCCCGGAGTATGCGCTACCGACTGCCGGCGAGTCCTGGGAAATCGTATGCTCCAACGCTGGCGACACGGTAGGTGGGGCTGGTGCTGAAACTGTCACGCTGACCATTCTTGACACGGCCTACAACCCTCTGGCTACCTTGGTGGTGAACCTTAACGGCGGCACGGTGGCGGTGCCTGGCGGCGCGGTTAACTTCCGGCTGAATGATGCCCGGACAGGGGCCATCAATGCTACTGGTGGCCGGCGCCGACCACTTGGTGATATCACCATCCGTCAGGTAGGAACCGGGACTGTGCGCGGGATCATCCCCGCGCTTAGCGGTACCCTGCAACAGGCGGTTTATACCGTCCCCGCTGGCCGAACGCTGACGGTCGATAACATCGAAGCACAATTACTATCCTCTGGAGGCGGCACTACACGCGGTGCAGACTTCCTGCTGCTCTTCCGCGCCCCCAATGGATCAACGACAGCACCTCGCATGATCGGCACCACCGACGCGCGCCCCTACGTGCTGGAAGCCAAAACCAAAATTCGCGTGGCTGAAAAATTCGACTTCATCCAGCAGTGCATCTATACCAGTCACAACAACATCCGGGTAGGGATCAGCTGGGAAGGCGACCTGAACACCAATTGAGGAAAAAATTATGAGCGACGTACTTGTGCGCCCCGGCCTGGATCAGGCCGCCCCTGGCTCCCCGAAGAACCTTGAAATCATCATCGAAGAAGGCGCGGTACGGACCACCAACGGCCCAACGACTGCCACCGGCGCAGGGCTGGCGCCAACCGCGACCGAAACCGCGCAGAGTTCCGTGGTACTGAAGGCTGGCCCAGGCAACTTCTATGGCGCCAACTGCACCTCTACCGTGGCAGGCTACCTGATGCTGTTCGACGCTGATTCGGTCCCTGCTGACGGCACCGTAACCCCTAAAAAAGTATGGTCAATGAGCGCAAATTCGTCCATCGAGGTCGGGTATTTCGTGCCGCTGCGCATGAATGTGGGCATTACGTTGGCCTTCAGCGCCACCGGACCATTCACCAAGACGGCGGCGACCGCCTTCATGAGCGGCGAAGCGCTATAGCAAATCCAGCACTGCCAAGCATGCCCTGCCAGCATAAGCGCTGAGCAGGGCTTTTTATTGCGCCATCAAGACATCCAACGCAACAAAGTATTGCATTCCGCAATCAACTGGACTATATTCGGCTCAAATAAATTTCACCGAATTATGCACGGCTAACCACGCTTAACAGCCGATTAACTGCATATTCTGATTGCTGAGTTGCGGAGTTGATATGTCAACTGACTGGATGAGCGGGAAGGCCGAAGAGAAACCGGCAGAGGCACCTGCTGAAAAAGAATTGCCAAAGAAGAACGGCGGTGCGAGGCCAGGTGCTGGGCGCAAAAAAGGCGTGCCGAACAAGCGCACTGCGGAGACCATTGCCAAGGTTGAGGCATCAGGCATTACGCCGCTCGAGGTGATGCTCAAGAACATGCGCAAGCGTATGCCGCGCGGTGCCAGCGCATCGGAGAAGGCGGCACATCTGGCGTTCGTGCAACAGGCGGCCAGGGATGCAGCGCCCTACGTGCACGCCCGGCTGTCGTCGGTACAGGTGAGCGGCGGGCTGAAGCTGAACCACGAGGGCGCGCTCGATGAGCTTGAGTGATCGCGAGCGGGCAATCCGGCAGCGTTTGAAAGACGACTTTCTTCACTACGCGCCGCGGTGCCTGAAGATCCGCACCAAGGCGGCGAAGATCGAGCCGCTGGTGTTGAATGACGCCCAGATGCTGATCCACAACGCCATCGAGGACCAGCGCAAGCGCACCGGACGAGTCAGGGCAATCCTGCTCAAGGGCCGGCAGCAGGGCGGCAGTACCTACGTTGAGGGCCGCTTCTACTGGCGCGTCACCCACAGCAAGGGCATGCGCGCGTTCATCCTGACCCACGACGACGGCGCCACGACGAACCTGTTTGAGATGGTCGAGCGGTACCATGAGAACTGCCCGCCGCTGGTGCGCCCGACTGCCAGCACCAGCAACGCCAAAGAACTGATGTTCGACCAGCTGGACAGCGGCTACAAGGTTGGCACCGCCGGCAACAAGGGGGTGGGGCGATCGAGCACTGTGCAGCTATTCCACGGGTCTGAGGTGGCATTCTGGCCAAACGCCCAGGGCCACGCGGCCGGCGTGCTTCAGGCGGTGCCGGACGAGCCGGGCACCGAGGTGGTGCTGGAGTCAACCGCAAACGGCTTGGGCAACTTCTTCCACCAGCAATGGCAGCTTGCTGAGTCCGGGCAGTCGGAGTTTATTGCCATCTTTGTGCCGTGGTTCATCCAGCGCGAGTACCGCAAGGCCGTGCCTGCTGACTTCGTTATCACCGTCGAAGAAGCCGAATATATGACGGCGTATAACCTTGATTTGGAGCAGATTGTTTGGCGCCGCGCGAAGACTGTCGAGTTAAACAACGACGAAACGCTGTTTAAGCAAGAGTACCCAGCAACTGCAGCAGAGGCGTTCCAGATGGCCGGCCTCGATCCGTACATCAGCGCCAAGATCGTCATGGCCGCGCGCAAGTGCGTGCTGGTGGACGAGCCGACCGGACCGCGACACCTGGGCGTGGACCCGGCGCGCTTCGGCGATGACCGCAGCTCCCTGTGCCTACGCCAGGGCCGCAAGGTGCACTGGATCAAGAGCCACAGCAAGAAAGACACGATGCAGCTGGCCGGCATCGTGAAAACGGCGATCGATGAGCTGAAGTTGGACTCGAAGCTGGGCGACCGGGTGTTTATCGACGTCGGGGGCCTGGGCGCGGGGGTGTATGACCGCCTGCGCGAAACCATCCCTGACAAGGCCCTGCTGGTGGCCGTGAACTCCAGCGAATCGCCGTTCGATGCCGTCAAGTACACGAACAAGCGAGCCGAGATGTGGGGCGAAACGAAGCTCTGGCTGACCAACCAGCCGGCCAGCATCCCGGACAGCGACGAGCTGCACGCCGACCTGACGCAGATCAAGTACAGCTACGACAGCAACAGCGCCCTGGTCATGGAGAAAAAGGCCGACATGAAGAAGCGCGGCCTGCGCTCGCCGGACTGTGCTGACGCCCTGGGCCTGACCTTTGCGCGCCCACCGGTTCCACCGAAGCCGGAAGAGGTGCGCCCGAAACTCAATATTGGAGGTGGTGGATGGATGGCTTAGCCGAAATGAAGCCGGGGACCGTGAGCCTTGGCCCGTGCAGTTTGCACCTGTCGTATAGCGCGATAGTGCCGCCTAACATGCGCGGAAATGCACTTGAAATCACAGAATTGTTGACAATCGGCACCGAAAGGGGCAAGAATCACGCCAATTCCTTGATGCAAGAGGTTTGCGAACAGGCCGACATGGCTGGCAAACTTCTTCTGCTCATGCCCGAGAAGTACGGCCAGGACGGCTTGACCACCGAGCAGCTTTCGGACTGGTATCAGCGGCGACACGGCTTCGTGGTTCTCCAGCACTCCCCGAAAACAATCCTTGTCCGCATGCCTGCGCGCGCGGCGGCTAAATGGGCTGAGCAATGAGTGAAGAGAACAACAAGTCCGACAACCGCGACGAAGCGCTGCTGAAGGAAATCCGCGATTTCTGCGACGAGGCGATCCGCGCTGACGCGCACAACCGGCAGCCTGCTGTGGCCGATCTGCAATTCCTTGTTGGCGACCAGTGGCCTGACGAGATCAAGCGCCAGCGCCAGATCGACGGGCGCCCATGCCTGACGTTCAACCGCCTGCCGACCTTCCTGCACCAAGTCACCAACGACCAGCGCCAGAACAAGCCAGGCATCAAGACTCACCCGGTGGACAGCGGCGCCGACGTTAAGCGATCCGAAATCAACCAGGGCATCATTCGCCACATCGAGTACACCAGCAACGCCGACATTGCCTATGACACGGCCGTGAACAGCGCCGCGGCAATCGGCTTCGGCTTCTGGCGCCTGATCACCGAGTATGAATCGCCGACCTCGTTCGACCAGGTCATTAAGTACCAGCGCATTCGCGACCCGCTGAAAGTCTTCATCGACCCGGCCAGCGTTGAAGCAGACGGTTCTGACCAGAAGCGCTGCGCGATTATCTGCGATGTGCCGCGCAAAGAGTTCAAGCGCGAATACCCAGATGCTGACATGGCAACTGCTACCGCCATGGGCCTGCTTGGCCAGCAAGTGCAGCCAGGCTGGATGGATGACAACTATGTGCGCGTGGTCGAGTACTACTACTTCGAGCACGAGAAGGCCACGCTGTACCTGCTGACGACTGGCGAGACGACCACCGACAAGCCAGGCGATGAATCGCTGATCAAGAACAAGCGCGATACCAGCATCCCGCAGCTCATGTGGTGCAAGGCCACGGCCGGCGCCATTCTGGAGCGCACCAAGATCATGTGTCGCTGGATTCCGGTATTCCCGGTCTGGGGGAACGAGGTCGATATTCAGGGCAAGGTGTTCCGCAGCGGCATTATCCGCGATGCGAAAGACCCGGCGCAGATGTACAACTTCTGGATGACCAGCGCTACCGAGGAAGTCTCGCTGCGTCCGAAGACGCCATTCGTTGGTGCTGAGGGGCAGTTCGAAGGCCACGAGGATACCTGGGCGCAGGCAAACAGCCGCTCCTTTGCGTTCCTCGAGTACAAGCCGGTGACGATTGGCGGGGTTCTCGCGCCGCCACCGCAGCGCTCGCCAATGGCTGATGTGCCAGTTGGCATGCTGCAAATGGCCATGCATGCATCGGACAACATCAAGGCGGTAACTGGTCTGTTTGACTCTAGCCTGGGCGCGCGCGGCACTGCAACAAGTGGTGTGCAGGAGCGCGCGCAGCAGCGCCAGGGCGACACTGCCAACTTCCACTACACCGACAACCTGAATCGATCGATTCGCCATTGCGGGCGCTGCCTGATCGACATGATCCCGCATTACTACGACGCCAAGCGCGTTGTGCGCCTGATGCGTGAAGATGGCACGATCGACAGCGCAGAGGTGAACGTGCCGAAGGTGGACCCGATGACGCAAATGGTCACCGAAACTCTGAACGACCTGACAGTCGGCCAATATGACATCACCGTTTCTACAGGCCCAGGCTACTCCACCCTGCGCGAAGAGGCAGCGGAGGCCATGGTAGCGGTCGCCGGCGACTTCCCGAAACTGATGGAGGTGGCCGGCGATCTGGTCATCGAATCCATGGACTGGCCAGGCGCCGACAAGATTGCCGAGCGCATCCGCAAGACCATGCCGGCCGATCTGACCAAAGATGCCGAGGATGCCGAGGACGGCGAGGAAGGCCCGCCGCCGCTGCCGCCAGAGGTTGAGCAGGCCCTGCAGAACGCCTCGCAGATGGTTGACAACCTGGAGCAGCAGCTCCGTGAGGCGCAAAGCGGGCTGGAAAAGGCGCGCATCGATGCGCAGAGCCGTGAAGAGGTGGCACGCATTAACGCCCAGGGCAAGGCCGACGCCGAAGAAATCAAGGGCATGATCCAGATGCTCGTTGCCAAGATGCAGCCGCCGCCGGCTCTGGTGGTCAAAGCTGCAGATACCGAAGAATCCCGCCCCGCTGCCAGCCAAGCAGTGGAACCAGGCGCCACTGGCCCGACCGGCGAGATGCCGGGTTCTTAAATTCTTGGGATGACCATGCCAAACGATAATCAAGCCCCAGTAGTTGATACAGCCACCGCGCAAGCCGCGCAGGTTGACGCCGCCCAGACCACCACGCCGCCGGCCAGCGGCCAGGATGGGGCAGCGCAGCCAGCAGCCGGCACCGAGCAACAAACCGCGGCGGCCAACGACAACGAACAGGGCAAGCAACAGACCGGCGACGAAAGCGAAGCCACCGAGCAGCCGCGCGACGAGCAAGGCCGCTACCGCTCCAGCAAGATTCAGAAACGATTTGACGAGCTTACCCACGCCCGGCACGCCGCAGAACGCGAGGCAGCCTACTGGCGCGCACAGGCAGAGGCTATGCAGAAGGCCAAACCTGCCCCCCAGGCTCATGAATTCGCTACTGACGAGGAGTACGAGGCAGCGCGCCTCGATCACCGCATCGAAGAACGCGCCCGCCAGACCATCGCAGACACCGCTAAGCAGACCGCTGAACGCTACCAGCAGGACGCCGCCCAGGCTGCCGACGCCACTTACAACGAACGCGTGCAGGAAACCATCTCGCGCATTCCTGACTTTGTGGAAGTCGTCACCAAGGCTGAAATCCCGATCACGAACGAAATGCAAGCCGCCCTGAAAAGCAGCGCGCATGGCCCCGACCTCGTGTATCAGCTGGCCAAGAACCCGGCCGAAGCCCAGCGCATCGCCAGCCTTCCGACTGCGCAGATGTACATGGCTCTCGGCGCCATGGAGGCCCGAGTATCGGCCCCCGCACCGGCAGCGGCCGCACCTGTTGCACGCACTACCAGCGCCCCGGCGCCGATTAAGCCCGGCACCCCGGCCAGCGCGCCAGCAAACACCGACCCGAACAGCATGCCCATGGACCAGTTTGAAGCATTCATGAAAGCCAACGGGTCACGATATATCCGGTAACCCAACTTTTTAAGGATTGAAACCATCATGGCAAACGTACTTGCTACCAACAGCATCATCGCCAAGACCTCCTTGGCCGTGCTGAAAAACATGCTGAGCTTCTCGGCGAACGTTAACCGCGACTTCGAAGACGAGTTCACCAGCAACATGCAGCGCGGCTATGCGCCGGGCCAGACCATCAACATCAAGCGCCCACCGCGCTACACCTACCGTGCCGGCCGCGTGTCGGTGCCGCAGGCGACCGTCGAAAGCACGATCCCACTGACCCTGTCGCAGGGCGGTTGCGATCTGGCCTTCACCAGCGCTGAGCGCACTCTGTCGCTGACCAAGCTGGAAGACAAGATCGCGGCAGCCATCGCACCGGTGGCCAACGAAATCGACCGCCAGGGCCTGCAGCTGGCGCACTATTCGACGTTCAACACCATGAACCCGACCGGCGCGCTGCCAACCACCCAGGCCCTGGCCATCCAGGCGCTGACCGACATGAACGCACGCCTGGATGAAATGGGCGCGCCTCGCAAGGACAACCGCCGCGCCTTCATCGCCGCGCCGCGCGTCAACGGTTCGATGGTGCAAGGTATGGCCGGACTGTTCAATGGCCAGGAGAAGATCAGCCAGCAGTTCAACAGCGGCATGATGGTCCCGTCGTTCGGCCTGAGCATGGGCATGGACCAGAACGTCGACACCCACACCAACGGCACCCAGGCTGTCACCGGTACTGCAGTGTCCGGCGCAGGTCAGACCGGTGCAAGTATCACCGTGACGGCGCTGGGCGGCACCATCACCCGCGGCACTGTGGTCACCTTCCCAGGCGTGTTCGCTGTCAACCCACAGTCGCGCCAATCAACCGGCGTGCTGGCGCAGTTCGTGGTGACCGCCGACCTGACTGCAGGCGCAACCGCGATCCCTGTCAGCCCGTCCCTGGTGACTTCCGGCGCGTTCCAGAACGTGTCCGCATCGCCGACCAACGGCGCGAACTTCCTGATCGTCGGCGCGGCATCGACCAGCTACCAGACCAACGTTGCCTATCACAAGGACGCGTTCACCCTGGCCATGGTCCCGATGTGGGCGCCAGCAGACGGCAAGGGCGTCATCGGCGTGCACCAAGAAACCAGCGACGGCTTCACGATCAAGGTGACCGAGTTCTACGACGGTACCAACGACGTGCCGATCACCCGTCTCGATGTGTTATTTGGTTGGGCAGCGACTTACCCTGAGCTGTCCTGCAAGTACTACAGCGTCTAATCCGTGCAGCCCGCTTCGGCGGGCTTAACCACTTCTCATATCAAGGAAAAATCATGACCGTACTTCTGAAAAATGGTTACGCAGGCTACCTGGCCGGCACGACCGTCATGCTGCCGACCAACGTGGAGGCTGCGCTGATCGCCCAGGGCCTGGCCTCTTCGGCTTCGCCTGCCAACATCACCACGGGCGCGGTCACCGCAAACGTGGTTTCCGGCCGTGCGGCAATCGCCGCGGGCGCCTCGTCCGTGACCATCACCAACAACCTGGTGGATGCCAACTCCAAGGTGTTCGCCGTGGTCGCGCAGGCGGCGGCTGACGGTACTCTGCTGCGTGTGGAACGCGTGCTGTGCGCCGCCGGTTCGTTCACGATCTACGGCACTGCCAACGCGACCGCAACAACCTTCGTTGACTGGTCGATCATCTCTGCACCTGGCGATGTGATCATCAACTAAGACCCTGGCCGGGCGCTTGCATAGGCCCGGCCATCACTGGAGAAGAGCATGTACCCAAAAATTTTCACGCACCGCCATGACAGCCGCCAGCAGGTGGTAATCGCCAATGCCGAGCAGGAAGCCCAATTGCCGGCCGAGTTCCTGCCGCCATCTGGCGCCGCCGGCACTGCTGACAATTCCACTGACGCCCTATTGTCGTCCGAATATGCCTCCCTGAAAGCTGAGCGGGAACAGCTGGACGCCGACAAGGCCGCGCTGGAGGCTGACCGCGCCACCCTGACCGCAGGCTACAAGCAAGCCATGGCAGACCTGGAGGCCGACCGCGAGCAATTGGCCAAGGAGCGCGCCGCTTTCGAAGCTGAGAAGGCCGCGCCTGCTCCTGAAGCCAAGAAAGGCAAGTAATCATGGCAACGGTTCTGGATGTCATCACTTCCGCTCTGGTCACGGTCAAGGCGCTTGCTGTCGGCGAAACACCAGAAGCCGACATGACCACTGACGCCCTGGTGAAGTTCAACGAAGTGCTGGACGCGCTGACCATCCAAAACCTGGCCGTGTATTCGAACGTGGCCACCACTTTCCCGCTGGTGGCCGGCGTGGCGACGTACACGATTGGCCCAACCGGCACTGTCGTTGCCCAGCGGCCGCCATTCCTCGATACGGCATATGCCACTTATCAAGGCGTTGACTTTGAAGTGCGCTCCATGACGGAGGAAGAATACGCGCTGTTGACGTTGAAGACCAACCCAGGCATCCCGAATCGCTTCGTCTATCACCCTGACTTCCCAGATGGCACGCTGACGCTGTGGCCGGTTCCGTATGACGCCGGCAGCATGACCGTGTACCAGAACAAGGTGTTCACGAACGCCGCCGCGCTGACCGATGCTTTCCTGCAGCCGCCGGGCTACCAGAAAATGATCCGCCTGATGCTGGCGTGGGAACTGGCCAGCGATTACCCGGGGCTGTCGGACGCCGAGCTGGCGAAGCTGAGCGACGACGCAAAGCAAGCCGTGGCTCTGGTCAAGCGGAACAACAAGAAGCCGGCGGTGATGCGCTCCGAAGTGGCGCAACTGGATTGCTCCGGCAGCGGCAACTATGGCAATTGGCGGGACGGGGCATGAAGATCGAGCGTACCCATGATATGCAGCTTGTGGCCCAGATTCTGGGCCATCCTGCTATCTGGCCGCACATCCATGAGGACGGCGTAGATGCGCCGGCGCCAATCGACCACGACTCGCTGCACTGGATGCTGATCACCGAAGACGAAAAGCCTGTCGGTGTGTTCCTCGTGCATGGGGTATCGACGGTCTGCTACCAGATGCACACCTGTTTGTTGCCGCAGATTTGGGGCATTGGTGCGGCAAAGGCGGCACAGATGCTCGCGCGCTGGGTCTTCGATGAAACGCCGTGCCTCAAGCTGATAACGAACGTCCCTGCCTACAACCGCAGGGCTTTGCGTTTTGCGGAGGCGGGTGGAATGGTGCGTGAAGGCATCAACCGCGCAAGTTTCTTGCGCAATGGTGAGCCGATCGATCAGATCGTGCTCGGAATTACGAAAAAGGAGTGGAAATCATGCCGGCAGCAATCCCTATTGCAATCGTAGCGGGCGCCGCAATAAGTGGGTCGATGGCAAGCAACGCATCGAAGAAGGCCGCGGCCGCGCAGGCGCGATCTGCCGATCGTACGACCGATCTACAGTACGAGCAGTACATGCAGACCCGCGAGGACCAAGCCCCCTGGCGCGAGGCTGGCGGCGCAGCGCTGTCTCAGCTCTCTGGCGGCCTTGCACCGGGCGGCGAATACAACCGCCGATTCTCGATGTCCGACTATCAGCAAGACCCCGGCTACCAGTTCCGCTTGTCGGAGGGGCAGCGCGGTATCGAGAATGCAGCTGCCGCGCGCGGCTCGCGATACTCCGGCGCCACGTTGAAGGCCCTGGCACGCTTCAACAGCGATCAGGCGAGCCAGGAATACGGCAACGCGTACAACCGCTTCCAGAACGACATGAGCAGCCGTTTCAACCGCATGGCAAGTGTTGCTGGTCTTGGGCAGACCGCGAACAACCAAGTTGCCGCCGCCGGCCAGAACTACGCCAACCAGGCCGGTCAGGCAATTCAGAACGCCGGCGCCGCGCGCGCATCCGGCTACGTCGGCTCGTCCAACGCCATCGGCAACGCCATCGGGCAGGGCATCAATGCATTCGGCCAGCAGCAGTACCTGAACTCGCTGAGCGGTAGCGGCTATGGGACGCCGACTCAGGCCGGCTATGCGGATCTGAACGCCAACGCCATGAACCAGACCGCGAACTTCAACAACTACGGCGCAGGCTACTCGCCATAATCGGAGCAAAACATGCCTGAACTTGTCGCACTTCAAACGATGGTCCCACAGTTTGCAAATCCCGCCGATCTGCAAGCGAAGGCCTACAACGTCCGCAATCTGGCCTTGCAGAACCAAGCCGCTGAACTCGCGCGCGCCGATGACCAGGCCGCACGCGCCGCTTTCGCCGCCAATCCGACCGACAACGCCGCCCGTCTCTCTGCACTGGCCGGCGTGTCGCCTGCCGCATATGGCGCCGAGGCCAAGCGCCAGGCCGATCTAACCAAGACCAGTGCAGAAACCCGCGTCAAGGAGCTGGAAGCTGCCCACAAGGCCAATGACATGCGCGCCAAGGCCTTTGGCTACGTGCGCCAGTACCCGACTCTGGAGAATGCCAACAACGCAGTCAAGTGGCTGACCGATAACGGCATCTACACCCCCGAGCAGGCCGCCGGCCTATATGCCGAGATCCAGAAGAACCCGACTCAGATCGCCGAAATGGCGAATCAGGCCTGGTATGCAAACCTGGACCAGAAAGATCAGCTCCTGAAGTTCGAAAAGCAAGATCTCGGCGGCCAAGCGCAAATCGTCAGCATCGACCCTGTTACTGGGCAAACGAAAGTGGTGTCGGCCACGGCCAAGACACAAAGCCCCGACAACAAGGCCAGCAACGAGCGCATGGCGAGTGAAGGGCGCTTGAACCGCGCCAACCAGCTGCAGGTTCAGGGGATGATGACTGCACGCCAGAACGACATGCCGCGCGGCCAGGTGGTGCAGACGGATGACGGCCCGGTGCTGGTCAACCCGCGTACCGGCACTGCCACGCAAGTCACCATGGACGGCCAGCCGGTGCAGGCCAAGGCCAAGAGCATTCCGGCCAGTGTGCAGAAGGCCATGACAGAGAACGATTCTGCCCTGCGCAAGATCGAGGACGCGCTGGCTGCCGTCAATGAATACCCGGACGCGCTCGGCGGCATGAACATGCTGGGCGACACCGTTCGCCAGCGTACTGACCCCAAGGGCGTCAAAGCGCGCGCGTTGGTGGCTGATATCGGTTCCCTGAAGCTACACGACCGATCCGGCGCCGCAGTGACGGCCGCAGAAACCCCGCGCCTGAAACCGTTCATCCCAAGCGCCACCGATACCCCAGACACTGTGCGCACGAAGCTGGGACTGTTCAAACGCGAGTACCAGGCCATTCAGGACGATATCCGCAGTGCATACCCGAAGGAAACCAGTAAGCGTACAGCCCCAGCTGCCGCCCCTGCTGTTGCTCCAGCGCTGCCTGCTGGGTGGTCCGTGGAGGTCCGATAATGCCAGTCTTCGAATTCACCTCGCCAGAGGGCAAGAAATACCGCGTGAATGGGCCGGAGGGCGCCACCAAGGAGCAGGCGTTCAGCATCCTCCAGCAGCAGCTTGGCGCCGCGCCAGATTCTTCGCCAGCACCTGCTGCAGCACCAGCACCAAAAGCCGAACCGGCGGCGCCGAATAACGCCCTGATGTCAGCCAATGCGGCAAACCGCGCCATCGCCGGCATTCCTGATGCGGTGCTGAATGCGCCAAATCGCCTGCTGAACCTGGGCAAGGCTGCTGTCGGCACCGTCGCCACCGCTCTTGGTCGTGATGACTTGGCGCCGGAGCTTACCCCCGATCCTGACTTGGTTCGCCGGGGCTTTGAAGAAGTCGGCTTTATCAAGCCTGAGCTCGACCCCGCCACAACCGGGCAGCGCATGTTGAGCAGCCTGGTTCAAGGTGGCGTTGGCGCCGCACTCGGCTCGCCATCGTCCAGTCTACGGCAGTTGGCCACTAATGCTGCTGTTGGCGGGCTGTCTGGTTCCGCTGCTGGTGCCACTAAAGAAGCCACCGGGAACGACACGCTGGCCATGACAGCCGGCATGCTGACGCCTGCAGTAGCATCCAGAGCGATCAGCGGCGCGCAGCAGAAAATCGCGGCAAATCAGCTTCGCCAGCAGCAAAACGCCGTACGCGACCAGACTGTAGCCGACGCCCAGCGCGCCGGCTTCGTGATCTCGCCGTCTGAGATCAACCCGTCCACCATGAACCGGGCGCTGGAAGGCGTGGCAGGCAAGCTGACCACCCGGCAACTGGCCTCCCACAAGAATCAGGAAGTTACCAACCGCCTTGTCCGCCAGGACCTGGGCATTGCAGAAGATGCCCCGCTGACGCCGGAGCTGATGGCGCAGTTGCGCCGTGAGGCATACCAGGCCGGTTACGCGCCCGTAGAAGCTGCCGGCGCGATCCGACCTGGTTCCGCCTTCCGAAACGACCTGGACAAGATCGCCCAGCAGTTCCGCGGCGCCGCGCGTTCGTTCCCACGTGCTGTGCAGGATGAAGTCGGCCAGATGGTGGATTCGTTGAAGGTGCGTCAGTTCGACGCAGCAGACGGCGTAAAGATGGCTCAGATCCTGCGCGATGAGTCTTCCAAAAGCTACGCCAGCGGCGACAAGGCAATGGGCAAAGCGCAGCGCTCCGCGGCAACTGCCATTGAAGACCAGATTGAGCGTGGACTGCAGGGCATGGGTCAGCCAGGTGCTGACATGCTCAATGCATTCCGTGCCGCACGCCGACAGATGGCGAAGACGCACACCGTGGAGGCTGCACTGAACCCGGCAACTGGCAACGTACAGGCGCAGAAACTGGCCACTGAACTGAAGAAGGGCAAGCCACTGAGCGGCGAGATCCGCAATGTAGCGGCAGCAGCCAACGCGTTCCCGAAGAACTTCCAGAGCATGGAAACGGTTGGATCGATCCCGGGTATCAGCCCGTTGGATGTGTTCGGGGGCGCCAGCTTGGGCGCACTCGGCGCCGCCAGCACCGGACCTGGTGGTGCATTCCTGGCGGCGCTGCCCGCTGCGCGCCCAGTTGTCCGGTCTGCACTGCTGTCGCCGGCTTACCAAGAGCGCTTTGCCACGCCCAACTATGACATTGGCACCGTGTCGCGCGGGCTGGCTGCTGGCGATTTGGCCAACCCGCTTTTGCTGTCATCGCTGGTTGCCGCACAACAGCAAGCCGAGGAAAGCCGCAAGAAACTTCGTGATATGGCTGGAAAGGGGGGCAAATAATGCCTCAAATTCCATTCGTTGGAGCAGCTTATCGCGAGCGCAGCAGTAACCTTGACGCGCAGGCCTGCATCAACTTTTACCCTGTCCTGGGGGAATCCGGTACCGCTAAGGCGGTTTCTGCGCTTTACGGCACGCCAGGCACTCGGCCGCTTGTCACGGCCGGCGTTGGCCCGATTCGTGGCATGTGGGAGCCAAGCAACGGCACTGATGCGCTGGTGGTGAGCGGAAGCTCTGTGTACCGGATGTCTACAGCGTTTGTCCTGACACTCATTGGAAGCATCGACAACCTGCCGACGCCCGTCATCATCACAGACAACGGAACCCAGGCGGTGATAGTCACTGGCCCGAGTGGCTATATTGTTGATCTGGCTACGAATGCTGTCACCAAGATCGTTGACGCGGCGTTTTATGGCGCCAGCAGCTGCGATATTCTGGACACCTTTGCCATTTTCAACCGGCCGTTCACGAACCAGTTTTACATCAGTGGCTCGAACACGATGACCTTCGATGCGCTGGATTTTGCAAGCGCCGAATCGAACGCAGAACCCATCGTCCGTGTCTTCGTGAACCACAGCGAAATCATGCTGTTCAAAGAGACTGTCACCGAGATTTGGCGCGCCACTGGCGGCGTGGATTTCCCGTTTGCTCGAGACACGAACGCAGCAATCGAGCAAGGGTGCGCCGCGCCATTTTCCGTGGCCGACATGGACAACACTGTGTTCTGGCTGGGGAAAAACAAGGACGGCGCCGGCATCGTTTGGCGCCTCAATGGGTACACTCCACAGCGCGTATCCACTGACGCGATCGAATTCGCTATCGCCAGCTATTCCGACATTTCGGATGCGGTGGCCTATTCCTACCAGCAGGAGGGGCACACTTTCTACGTGTTGAGTTTCCCGACTGGAAATGCGACATGGGTCTACGATGCCGCCACCAACCTGTGGCACCAGCGCGCGTACTTGACACCGGGAACTGGGGTGCTTGGGCGTCATCGGTCCAACACGCATATGTTCTATGGGCGCACGCATGTTGTTGGTGATTTTGATACTGGCGAGTTGTATGCGCTGGACCTTGACCACTATGCCGATCGTGCCACCGATCCTCTGCCATCCATTCGTGCTGCGACACATCTGGCGGACCCAAATTATGAATGGCTGATTCACCACCGCCTGCAGATCGACATTGAGGCAGGGATTGGGCTGAACAGCGGCCAGGGGGTTGATCCGGTGGCGCTGCTCGACTGGTCAAACGACGGTGGGCACACATGGAGTAGCCAGCATGCCGCCTCAATGGGGAGGATTGGCAAGTACAAGACTCGTTTGCGATGGAGTAGGCTGGGGCGCGCGCGCGACCGCGTGTATCGCCTGACCATCAGCGATCCAGTAAAACGCGTCATTCTTGGCGCTTCACTCAACCCTGGTAGCTAAGATGCCTCTCAATCTCTTTCCGGCCCGCGTGCCTTTTGGTCGCTGGACTGACGCTGATGGGAACAGCTATGACGTCTTGATGACGCCAGAGTTCTCACGCGCGCTTGCTGACCTGTTTGAGCGCGTTGGTGGCCCTATCGCTGATTCAAACACCGACTTGAGTATCATCTCGTCAACTCAGGATGCGCCGGCCGATTTCGGGCACATCATCCGCCAGGTTGCCGATCTGCAGCGTGTTGTCGGTCTGCTGGAGGCGCAGCGTGCAGAGAATGGGGTTCTTCGTAACCGCGTGAACGACCTGGAGCAGACTCTTGCACAGGTGCCGGCAGTTTTCGCCGATCTGCGGAAGCGTGTAGCGGACATCGAACGTGAGGCAGCTTCTGTGGCGCCGCCGACTGATTGGGCGCACCCAAGGGCAATTGGGACTGGCACTCCGGCTGCTGGCACTTTCACAAGCTTGACATATTCCGGGCAACTCACAAGCACAGTTGCTACCGGGACGGCACCCATGGTGGTGTCGTCTTCAACGAAAGTGGCGAACCTCAATGCCGATCTGCTCGACGGAACTGATTGGCGTTCGCCTGGCCCAATCGGTGGGACTACCCCTGGCAGTGGTGCTTTTACGACGGTCAGTGCAACAGGGCAAATCACATCGACACAGGCAACAGGCACCGCGCCGCTTGTGATCGCATCTACAACCAAGGTAGCCAACCTGAATGTTGATCTTCTTGACGGTGGAGATTGGGCCTCGCCTGGTGCGATTGGCACGACCACACCAGCAAATGCCACCTTTGTCGGCCTCACTGCTACTGGGACGGTCAATCTTGGGAGTACTGCTGCAGCAAGTGCTGTGGTCATCAACGGGAACAATAGCGGCGTTGGCGGCGGCGTATTCGTCACCATCCGCAATGGCGGCTCCGATGTACTTGTGATGGGCAATAAGTCAGCCATTGCTGGCGGCGCTTACAGCAACACGCCATATATCCGCGGGGGCGCAGGAGGCGTGGCAATCGAATTCGAAGCCGGCTTTAAAACGAACGGCAATGTTGGTTTTTATGGTACGACGCCAGTAGCGAAGCCCACTGTAACAGGCTCGAGAGGTGGGAATGCAGCACTGGCCAGCCTTCTCACCAGTTTGGCCGCGTTTGGCCTGCTGACTGACAGCTCAACAGCATGATGGGAACTTGCCAATCGGCAGCACACGGCGAATAATCGCCCTAATTTAGCGAAGGAAACAATTATGACGGTCAGCACTTATACATTCGATGGCGCCGTACTTACGGGGGTGCTTGGGAAGCAAGGTTCCGACGTTCCTGCCCTGACGAAGCGGATTATTACGTCTGCCTCTTTGGTGAACACGACAGGCGCTCCGGTAGCTGCCACGGTGAACCTTGCCCCTTCCAGTGGCGCTGCAACAGCCAATACGATGATCCCGGCACGCACGATCGCCGCCGGCGGTACTGACACCTGCCCAGAACTGATTAACCAGGGCATCGACGCCGGTGGCGCTGTTTGGGCGTCCGGGCTTGGCCTGACGTTCAAGTACACGGCCAAAGACATCACATAAGGAACGCTGCAATGCCACAATCCGCCCTCATGCCTTTGCCAAAGCAGAATTTCTCGACAATTCTTGGCACGCCGCTTGTTGGCGGCAAGGTCTATACCTACGACGCCGGGACAACCAATCCGCGCCAGACATTCAGCGACCAGGCCGGCACCATTCCCCAGGCAAACCCCATCGTGCTCAACGTGCGAGGTGAGCCAGCGTCTGCGATTTACTGGAATGGGAATTACCGTGTCGATATTTACGACGCGCTCAACAACCTGATCTACTCGGTCGATAATTTCAACGCTGACCCATACGGGGCGTTCACCATTCGCACCGACCTGGCCGATACCTCGAGTGTCAGCCTAGGCGCCGCAATGATTGGCCGCGGCGTTCAAATCGTCAATGAGGTGGGAGAGATTCGAGGCCTGCTCAAAACGTCGCCATCGAAATATGCGATCGTGGACGGCCCCAGCACCATCTCTGCGAATGGCAGCGGTACTTATTATCGTGACGATGCCGACAACACCAGCGTTGACGACAATTTCTTTGTCATCGTCGCTACAGATGGCGGCCGCTGGAAACGTCAGCGCCTAGTGTGGCAGACGGCAACCAGTGGCGCAGACGCCCCTACCTGGCAGATTGCCCGCAATACCTCGCACGTTGGTGGTTCCCCCGGGACAGTAGTAAATGCCTTGAATATCTCTGCAACCATCGGTGCGTCTGTTACCAATTTCGAATGGGCATTCCTGTCACAGCTCGATAACTCAGCAACCGCAGGTGAAAACGTTGCAATCTATGGGCAGGCCAAGAAGCGCGCCCAGGGATCGACGTGGGCAGGATGCCTTGAGATTCAGGACATCTACACGGCAGATCCTGCTGTAGGTAGCTGCATCGGCCTTGAGTTGGCTTGCTCTGCAAACGGTGGCGACACTGGTTTCCAGCGCAACGGCGTTCATGTGGCCATGGGCAAGCTCCTGCCGGGCGGCACCACTTGCGAGTGGGGAAATGGCTTCCGTGCAACAGCTGGGACCGATTCTCGATTCGCGAATGCCTTTGTCAACGAAGGGCCTTTCCGTCTGGCTGCTTTCAGCAATACCGGCGATTCAAGTGCCCTCGTCAACAGTGCTACATTCAAGGATACGGGCAAAGCGGGGCGTGGTCTTGATCTATCGGGCGCCACCTATACCGGATCGGCCATCCAACTTGCTACAACTCAAATACTTGCCTTCGAAGCTACGGCAGCGGTTAAACTCTACGCGTCTGGCGGCCTGCTGGTTTGCCCTGCGCGGCTGTCTCTTGGCGATGCGTTTGCCGTGTCGTCTGCTGGCGGCACTTCGGCAACTGCTGGTGCACCAACGGGCCGTTACCTGAACTTCTACGAAGACGGCGTTTTACGAAAACTCGCAATCTTGGCGGCATAAATGATCCTCGACACTGAAGACCAACGAAAATTTCTCCTGGCTGTGATCCAAAACAGCCAGATCCCCGGCGCCGCGCTGGGCATTGGCTATGCAACTTTGCAGGCCATTGTTACTGCGCAAGTCGGCGTCCCCACACCTGATCCTCAACCACCACAAGAAAAGGAAGCAGCATGAAGCAACTGAAAGCAACCGGCGGCGGTGGCCAACAACGTCCGCCAGAAAAGACCACCACGCCACCGACTAAGAAAAAGTCGAAATGAACGGCTGGCGCCAGCGCTTTTTACTCATGGCCGTGCTTTACTGCGCGGTCAAAGTGCATGATTTTGTGATGCTCGATTGCCCCAATAACCCGGCATGGATGCTCATCTATCATGGTAGTGCCGGCGCCGTTGATTTGCTTCTTCTTTATTGCGCACCGCTCCTTATCTCGGAGCGTCTCTGCGACGATATACAGGCCTCATGCCTTGCCTCAATCGCCGCCAACTTCGTAGGTTTTTGCGCCTACATGGCCTATCTCCCGCCAAGCTACTACAACGCTTTGATTGAGGGGCTTTGCTATGTCCAATTCCTGCGACTTCTATATGTGGGCCGCTACGATGCTGATCTACACAGGCGCGCTATGGTTCCTGGCGCTTCTAGTGTCGGGGCTTAGGCTGATCATCAAACGGAAACGACATGAAAGAATTAATCGTACACGCAAAGGATGCCATCGTTGATCTGGCCAGCAGCCCCAAGGGTGCATTGGCTGCCGCCGCCGGCGCTGCATCTGCTGGCACTGCTGCACAGCTGGACATCATCACCGGTTGGCTGGCGCGCGGCAGTGTGGCGATCGGCTTTTGCACAGCCGTCGTGGTGCTGGCGATCCAGCTTTTAAAACTGGTGCGTGAGTGGCGCGCCTATCAGAACGACGAGGACACCCCATGATCACCAGCTTCGATGATTGCTTCGCCCGCCTGATGGATAGCGAGCGCGGCTACAGCTTCCGCAGTAATGCAGCAGACCCTGGCGGTGAAACCATGTATGGCGTGACGATGGCCGTTGCCCGGAAATGGGGCTACATGGGCGCCATGCAGGATATGCCGCTGGCCACCGCCAAGGATATCGCCCGCGCCTTCTACTGGACGCCGTGTCACTGCGACCAGCTGCCGCCGGCCATCGCCTTCCACGTGTTCGACGCGGTCTATCATGGTGGCAACCCGGCGCAGTGGTTGCAGCGCGCAGTCGGCGTTACTCCAGATGGCATCATTGGGCCGAAGACCATCGAGGCCGTGCGATCCGCTGAACCATCCTTCGTTGTGCTGGCCTTCAATCGCCAGCGCCTTGACTACCTGGCCAAGCTGAAGAATTGGCCGGAGAACTCTCGGGGCTGGGCACGGCGCATCATCCGCAACATGGAGGTGTACTAATGGCACCGCTTCTCATCCCTGTCGCCATGGAACTGGCGAAGTTCGCGCCCAGCATCATCAAGGTATTGACCGGCAGCGACAAGGCGGCAGATGTTGCCGGCCACGTGGTGAAGATCGCGCAGACGGTAACCGACACGGCCACGCCAGAAGAAGCGCTGGAGGTCATCAAGGCTGACCCAAACAAGATCTTAGAATTCCAGCAGGCTATCGCTGCTCAGCAAGCCGATATGGAGAAGGCTTATTTGGCTGATCGCGCTGATGCGCGCGCAATGCAGGTTGCGGCCCTTGGCCAGGAAGACCTGTTCAGCAAGCGTTTCGTCTACTACTTCGCCGCGGCCTGGTCGCTGTTCTCGATGGCGTACTTTACTGCTGTGACTTTTATTCCGCTTACGCCGGCCGGCCAGCGCATCGCCGACACCATCCTCGGGGTGATGATTGCCAGTGTGATCGGGGTGATGTTCGCCTACTTCTACGGCAGCACGCGCGGCAGCCTGGAAAAGAGCAAACTACTTGCCATGGCAGAGCCGGCGAAATAAGAAAAGGCCCCTCGGGGCCTTTGTTCTTTCAGCCTGGCAGGCCGCTGGCATCGATCCGACTCTTAGCCACCACGCCGACGAGCGTTGCTACCAGTGCTGTACCCAGCGCCCAATCCCAAGGGCGTGGTAGATGCGGGATCAGGAAGGGCAATATCGGCGATACCGCCAGAAAGCCGAACCAGATCAGAACAAACGGAGTTGTCAGGATGATTTTCAGCTTAGCCATTCTTCACCTCGCTGGCAGCGTTACTTGCTGCGCGGATAGCGTTGTCGATGGCCCTGTCGAATTCCGCACGATAGCCAGCATGATCAAGTACCCCGCTATCTGTCACGCTGGCGCTGCCCTCCAATGCTTCCCATACCGCCGTTTCAAGCGTCTCGGTGTCGCGCAAGTATCGATAGCGCGCCGCGTCAATCTTGTCCTGCGCATCATGGTCAGCACTGGCTTGCGGTACTGCGCGGCGGTTCCAGGCGGCTTGCCATACTTCCCATGCGTCTTCAGCGTCATCATCGAAGTAGACCCAAGGCTTGCCGTGTGGTGCCGCACCTTGCAGGGTAACAAATTGGTCAGTATCACGCGCCCACGCCTCAAACGCTTCCCGGCATTCTTTCAGGTCGTCCATATCAGCCTTTCGGATAGATGTAATCTGGGTTGGTCAGCCACATCGCGTGCGGCGCTTTAGCTTTTCCGTTGTCAATCTTGTGTTTCAATCGCACAGCCGCTTCGCAAAGACGGTTGTAAGCCTCGACCGTGCCGACCTGCGTTTCCATTGCGGTGACTGCGTTAATCAGGCCCCAATCGCAAGGGCGCATGATCCGCTTTGGCGCTTCTGCGGTTGGCTGGGCCTGCACTGGCAATGCGCGAACGTCGCTCATGGTTATTCGCTCCTGGTGGTGGTAGGGGACATAGCGGCGAGCGCCGATTCAACAAGCTGCGTTTCGAATACGTCAAGCGAGCGCACTAGCCCATGCTCGTTGTACATGAGCCAGCCTACCGCTCCCGTCGTCTTTGCTTGGCGCTGCAAAGTTGCTCCGTGGCCGATACTGATTACCTTCGCATCCCCTGCTTGCGTGGCTGCTAGGGTAGGCGGCGTGCATTTCGGGCATGGATAGTAGTCGTCTGGTGGGAAGCCGACAGAGCCATTGTCGTTGCACATGTCGCACTTGCTTACAGCGACAAGTGGGATATCAAAGTCAACCCGGTTCTTAGGCAAGCAGTTGTCATATTGAGCTTTGCTAAGCAACTGGTTGCGTCGGAATTCGCTGCTAGACGCGTAGGCCACAATCGGGCCAAATGGCTCTTGCGCTTCATGCTGCTCTACCAGGGCTGCAGCATCTAGAGCCTTGAAGATGATGTCAAGTTCAGCATGCAACTTGTGGTTGATGTCATCCCATACGGGCAGAAGCTTCGCACGATTCATCGCCCTTACCGCTTCGGAGAGGGTAGTGTGTGGTTTGGTCATTTTTGTTCCTTTGCAGCCTTGGCCGCTTTTATGTAGATTTTCGACAGTCGGCGCAGGCGCGTTTCGTATTCCTTCACGCCACCACCTGGATGCCATCCGCAATACACTGGCGGCGTATCGTGATCCCCGCTGCAACAGTCGCAGCCATGGCGCTCGATGATCTTGGCATGCGCCTCTTTCTTGGCCGCTGTGTGAAGGGTCAGCCAGCGACGACCGCCGCCGATGTAGACCGTCGCCGTTTCAGCTTTGACTGCCATTGCCCGGCTCCGTCAGTGTGGTGGGCGTGCTTGCTGCCGCCAGGATGGCGCGGGCGAATTTCACCGCCACCTCCGATCCGATGCGATGCCCGTAGGCCACCATCTTGATTTCGGAATCGCTCAGCACCTTGGCTACTGGCTGAGGGGATGCGAGAGCAGTATCTAGGATAGACGCAATCAATTCTCGCTGAGGAATACCACCCCGACTCCATACGCCCGCATCCATATTACGCAGCTTATCAACAACGGCATTGATCTGGGTTTCGCTCGCCACTACTGGACGGGAAAGGGCACCGCGCAGCTCAGCGATTTCCGTTTCTGCCAACTTCATGCACTGGTCTACGGTAAGCGCATCTGCGCCGCTTTCCTCGGCGCGCTCCTGCCAAGTCTTGATGGGCAACTCGGCTGGTGCGCTCTCTTGGGCGGCTACTGGCGCTGGATGTCGTGCTGCCTCGGCCTTACGCACAGACTCAGCAGCATATGCATGAATTGCCCGCATCACTTCACGCAGAATCATGCCGCGCTGTTTCTTGGAAATTCCTTGGCTTGCAAGACGCTCGAAATTGTCGCGAAAATCCTTGTCCTTCTCCAGATCATAAAACGGATTTAATGGATTAAGTTTTCGAGCCAATACTTCAGCTTCCAGTTGTTCAATTTTTTCTAACAACTGTTTTGTTTGCGCTGTGCCGGTAGCCTCGGACGGCTTCAGGTCGCGGTTCAGTTCCTCCAGGTAGAACCGCTGAAACATGGAAAAACGATCTTCCATGTACAGCCACAACACACTCAGCTTCACCGCCAAGCGCAGCGCATCGCCGTCGTCGGCCAACGGGTTCCAAAGAGTGGTAATGCGCCCCACTTTCCCGATGCCGCAGGAATAGGTGGGGTGGCCGTCCTCGAGGCAAAGCTCTACCCAATCGCCGTCTATTTTGGCTGCCTTTGCCGCCCATTCGAGTAGTTCCCGATCATTCATGATCAGCCTTCGACTTCTGCTCATTCTGAGCATGTCGCCCTGCTTGATTAATCCAGCCAGCACTCCATGCGCTGCGCGCCCATTGCGGCCAAGAATTTCTCGCCGCACGCCCGATTAGGATTGAAGTACCAAGCGATCGAGCGCGCCGCCCCATGGCCTCAAAAGCGCGCTTTCCTGCCAGTGGCTTAGCCATGATTACCTCCCTGCCCATCCTGAGCGATGGAAGGGGCGGCAAAAGCATCAATGGCCTTGCGCAGGTCGCCGGCATGCTTGCCGCCCACGTCGATAATGCGACCATCGTCCAAGTAGATCGTATCGACTGTTTCAGCTTCCAGCAGGTTAATGCGCTCGGTGTCGCGCTGCCCCTGCACCTGCTCTGCTAGTGCCGCTGCTGCGCTGAGAGCCTCATGCCAACCTTCATTGAACACTTGGCATGCTGGCAGCGTAGCAAAATGGCTCATGGTTCGGCCATGCTTAAGCGCCCTTATGGCCGCACCCACGCTAGATGGGAATGGCTGGGCGCCTGCAACAATCGCAGCAATTGGCCAGCGGTTCACTGAATACGTACCGAATTGGCCTAGTTTGCCTCCGGCATCCTCATAACCGACCGCATAACTATGGCGCTGGATGTATTCGAAGGCACCTTCGCCGTCATCCTTCCAGCCGCCACGGGTGGCGAATTCCAGCACGTGCTTGCCGATGCGCATAGCGCGCTGCTCGTAGGCGTCCGGCTGTGCTGGAGTAGCGCGGGCGGCTAGAACCTGCGTTACTTCGCGGAGAAAGTTGCCGGCCGCCGCGCCATCGTAGCAATGCCCATGAGTGCGTTGGTAGACCTCATTGATGAGCTTGCGGATGTCGTCGTTCATGCTTGCTCCTTGGCTGCGAGGATGGCGTTAAGTGCGGCGTCCGTGATTTCCATGAGGCGTTCTTCGTTTTCCCAGATCAGGGAGAAGTCATCAGGCCCCATCGTTCCATAGCTCCAAGCCGACCAAACGCGGGTGCAGTCGTAAGCATCGCCAAGAGCATCGGCAATCGCATCGCGCACCTTGTCGCGCAGGGTATCGCTTAGCACAAAAGGCTGCTCGGCGCGGGCAGGTGTGCAAAATGGGCAGCTATCAGGCTCCCACGCGTCGGTTTCTGTGACCGAGCCACAGCAGGCCCATTCTTTTCGGTACATGCTCATTTCGATTCACCTTTATTGGGGTTGGACATGGCGGCGTCGATCGCGGCGTCAAGGCGTTCACGTGATGGGAAATCCGCGCCCAGCATCAGGCGAGTATCGACAGCCTTTTTAGGTTCACTCAGCACGCACAGAGGGCTGCTGAACCAATCGCAACCGCGCAGAAAACGATAACGCCCCGCATCCTTCCGCACCTCTGCCAGTTCGCGCTCTTTCTGGAGCAGATTCGATTTCAACAGGGCCAGTTCAGCCGCTTGCACAGCCAGAACACGTTTTCGCTCGGATTTCACAAGCGACCACGTCGCGTCATTGGTCGGCATACTTCGCTTCATATTCCCCATGCGCTCTTCGAGCTTCACGCGCTCTTGGGCAATGGAACAGTGCGCGCAATCGTAGTAGTCGGAGCCGTCGAGCTTGCCAGTATCGCGACAAAATTCGCAATCGTAGTGCGACTCGTCCTCAGGGTGGTGGTCGAGTTCAGGCATTGGCGCCACCTTTGTTGCGTTGCTTCCACCATGCTGACTTCTGCACGCCGGAAACACTCAGGCCGCAATGCTTGGCCACCTGTTCAGCGGTTGCGCCGGGATTCTTGGCGAGATAGGCCGCACCTTTTGTGCTTGCCTTCGTTACGTTTGCCATCTTGTTTTCTCCTTCGTTGACTGGAGACTAAAGCATATAACGTTGCTAGCACGATTGCAAGCACAATATGCAAAAAATAACCGCCCGAAGGCGGCTATTCGAAGAGGTCACATTGTCTCGAATCTATCTTGACTGCGATGTACACAACTCCGGTTTCACAATCCTCAAGGCCCCTTAACTTGGCCTGTTCCGCTGCCTTGTGACATACCTCGCTGCGCTCCTTTCGGAATAGGCAACCATCACAGGGATCGTCGTCCTCATCCAGTAGAGATACTGGACGCAGCTTGGTAGCAAAGATTATGCGGACTGGGTCGAGGGGCATTTCACTTGATATCGAGGCGTGTGCCTTGTGCCAGCATGGCGCCTGGCACTTCGCGGCCTTCCTTGATGGCTTCAGCGATGGCCTTTTTATCCGGCGCTGCTGGTGGCGGCTCAGGCTGGCGCATGAAACTTGCAGGGATCAGGCTCGGCTCGAAGATTTCCACGCCGGCTGGGTTCTTCTTGATGGTCAGCGCAAAGTACGGGCATTCGATTTTCTGCACGCCAGCGATTTCCATGCAGGTCTTCGTGTACTCGCGCAGGTCCGCGGCCCGCTTCTCGATAGCCTTGCGGCGGTCGGCCATTTCGCGCTCGGCGTTCTTGATCGCTTCCGCAGTCGCTTCCAGGTTCTTGATGGCATAGGCCACGTTCTGCGCTTTCAGTTCCAGCGGATAGGCTTCTGCTTCCAGTGTGTCGGCAATCGCCTGCTCATCGGTCTGTACGTCCATCAGATGGTCAACGACAGCGCGGTATTCGTAGGCGATGTTATAGAGGCTCATGGTGGTCATGGTTGTTCCTTAGTTGTCGGATTTGCTGCCGAGCATCTGCATGCTTTCGGCAATAATGTCGGTGGCGTACTTCTCGATGCCGTCCTTGTCGGTGTACTTGCGAGTCTGCAAGCGCCCTTCTACATAGACGCTATGCCCCTTCTTCAGATACTGGCTGACAATCTCGGCCAGCTTGCCGAAGAAGCTGATGCGATGCCACTCAGTCTGCTCTTTCTGCTCGCCGGTATTGCGGTCCTTGCTCTTGTAGCTGGTGGCAACTGCGATGTTGGCAATGCAGTCGCCGGATGCGGCGTAACGTACCTCTGGATCGCGGCCCAGGTTGCCTACGATGATGACTTTGTTGACGGATGCCATGCTTAGGCCCCTTTCTTGAGTTCGCCCATGCGGGCATTAAAATGGCCCGTGTACAGGCGTTTCTGATCGTTAGGTAGGCTGTTCATCAGCTTGGTAAGGGCCGGCACATCCTGTGCAGCGTTGAACTGCGCCAGTATTTCAGTATCTGGCTCGCCGGCTTCGTCTTGCTGCTTTGCTTGGGCCTTAGTAGGCGCTTTACTCTGCGACGCAGCATTGCCGTCATCATCCTCTGGCGCAATGCCACAGGCTGCCATCAGGCCATAGCGGCGGCAGTAGGTTGCTGCGGAGCCATAGCCCTGAGCGTCCTGCTTAGAAGCCGGCAAGTGAAGAATGCCGCCATCAATTTCCTCGCCGGTATCGTGCAGGAATACGGTGTGAAAGGTGACACCAGTGGTATCCAACAACGGGCGCTGAATGACTGCCAGGCCGTTACTGTTCAGTGCGTCAATGACTGCCTCAACGCATGCTGCCAGATCAGCGTAACGGCTCTTGAAATGGGGATTCTGAGAGGTCTTGAGGGCAGGTGCGAACTGCTTTTGTGCTGCGACGAATGCCGCATAGGCTTTTTGCTTCGACATGATATTTCCTTAGTGTTGTGTAAGGCCAAGAGGCCAAATTCCTGCGGTACAGCTTAGAACGGGATGCGCCCCGCTGCAAGGTCTTCGTAGTGCTGCGCTCGCTGCTCTGGCGTCATTTCGATACGCTGCGTGGTGAATGGCACCGGCTTGCCGGTGACTGGGTCGCGAGTAAATAGACCTCGCTTTGCTGCTTCTTCTTTCGACATTACTTGCATCATTTCTCCCTCGTTTTACCTGTCCCATTGCATGCCGTGCATGGGTCTGTTTTCTTGCCACCTGAACCATGACATGCGCGGCATCCTTTGAGTCGATATACTGTCGGAAGACTTTCGGCCTTTGCAAAAACGACCTTTGAATAAAACATCGATGCCATTTGCAATGCTGAAACAGACATGTCTTCAACATCGTTCATGGACAGTTTCGAATAACCATTGACCATATCAATGAATAATGCTTCAGCTAACTTCAATTCATCCTGATTCATATTAAACCTATAAGAAAGATGTAGATCCAAGAGGCTTGAGCGCACCCAGCCAAATAAGCTAGGTGCCTTAAAAGAGATCCAGTGAGGAATCGCTTACCCGCCAGTCTTGCGAGATCACGGTACTAGCTTCGCCGCCGTGTTGTGTGGTGTCTAAATCTCTAAAGCCCCGAGTACCACTTTCACGTTGACTGCTCGGTGTTCACATTCCCCAGGCAACGCTAATCAAGGCTGCCAGTACGGACGAAAAAAAGCCTCAGATGCTTTGGAGGATCGGGTCTGCCAACCTGGCACCCAGAACGGACAGAGTAACGTCCGGGGCCATTTTGCGATCCTCCAAAAAACCTGAGGCTTACAACTCTGTCACTTCATTTTCGTCAGCACTGGCAGGCGCTGATGAGCGAATAATGCCAAACTTCAAGTCTTTCGGTCAAGCACTTTATGCGCTGGCACTTACGCGGCCAGCTTACGCCCGGC